TTTTATTTCTTTTCTACAAAATCATAAAATTCTTGTGCTTTCTTCAGCAAATCTTCTACAGAATAGAGTTTGAATGATTTTTCAAACTCTTCTTTGAAACTTGAGCTTTGGGCTTTACCCATTTCCTGCATTCTGTTTGCATAGTCGACAGTCAATTCCGTCTGCTTATCCATATAGTTTTTAGCCATTTCAAGAACATCTGCTCTTATTTCAAAACCATTTTTATTTGTCATATTATTTCCTTCTGTGTGTGTGTGTTTTAAGATTGACCAGTAGAACCCAATCCGCCTTCGCGATCTGTTTTTCTTTCTGGCTTCGACTTGCGCTCAGTGATTTCATATCCCTTTAATGACACAAGTTGTCCTTGAGCAATACGGTCGCCACTAAAAATAGTAACAGGCGTGTCGCTCGCGTTGTAGACCAATATGTATGCAGGGTCTACATAGTCACTGTCAATGACAGCAACTCCATTCGCTAGCATGATGCCATATTTAAGCGCCATGCTCGAACGAATAAAGATTTTCATTTCATGATTCTTAGGAATATCAAAAATCAATCCAGTAGGAATCAATGTACGAAATGATGCGTGTAATTGGATGGAAGGTTTACCGCCTGAAATTTTTGATGGTATTTCCATAGAACGGTTATGCGGGTTATATGCTCTGACCTTTTCACCTACTTCGAAATGAGCCCTTAGATCAAAGCAAGCTGATCCTTCTGTGGCAAATTCAGGTATTTGTGCATTTTCCGCGTCACGGTAGACTTTCATATTAATATCCTTTTTTTAATCCAATTGTATATTTGCTTTCTAGAGACCATTGATCTTTTTCTTTGAATGCAATTATTTTGACTTTGTTTAATGGTGCTACTGGTTCTTCTGATTTTGAATGATCTACTATTTCTAATAGGCTCCACTCGGCTAGGAGATTTACAATGGTATTGCGTCTTGCGATATCATCATCCCCTAGATTGTCTATTTTACCATCCAATATGAATAGTTCTTTAAAGTGTAAAATAGCATAGCGACTTTCATCTGTTTCTTTATCTTTTTTATGAAGTATATTGCAAGATTGATAAAGAATTTTATCTTTACGAGAAGCTATACCCATTCTCGTAAGTGTTTCTTTGATTTTAAGAAAATTGTCAGGAGAAGGCAGTTTAATCTCAACACCTTGGCCCCGAAATAAATTTGTTTCCATGTTTTAATCACTCTCATTGTTATTATTTTTATTATTGAGGTATGTTGTGTATTATCACAAATCTATTTATTAAAAATATAAATTCAAATCTATTTCTTCTTTTTCGACTTTCCTTCTACCTCTCCAGTACTATTCAATTCTCTTAAAGTTTGAAGATTTTCTTTCGAAAGAATTCTCATATAACCCTTTGCTACTTCGGCACCTACGCTGTAAGTTTTTCGAATTAGGTCGAGATCATCATTCTTTTCTAGTTTATACCATTTAGAAAATCTCTTGCGCTTCCTGAGAGATGCCATATAATACTCATACTGCGCAGCTTTCGGAATACCAGGATACATATTTAACTCATTAGCATATAGAACTGTATCGGGAAAATAACCGAAGCCTCGATTTATCATATAAGCATTGTATTCTTTTACTGCGGCGGGGTCTCCCTTAATAATATGTTGTTTAGTTTCAGATACCGATTTGATAAAATCGAACGGGTTCAGTTTTTTTGGAGCTGATCCCGATTCGTCTTCTTCGGCAATTTCCTCAAACGGCTTAATATAGTCATTAGCATTGCTTGTCATTTGAATCCTTAATATCCTCTAATAACTGTGCGCATTTATCACACACTTTTATTGAATGCTTACCTTCTGAAGTATTCATTGCTACTTCCCACATCTTTTTTTCGGGCACTTTTCTAGCACATGATCTACACTTCATCATTTTTCTTCGAAAGAAATTCATTTTAAATCACATGTTGCCATTATCTCAGTAAAACAAGCAACAAGATTCAACTCTTTATCCGCAGCCAACCCATTTTGGTAATTATATTTACCCAATAAAACAACAAAATCTGGCATTTCCTCCATCGGTACTTTTTTATTACCTGTTTCGAATACGCGGCTATAAAGATCTTCGATGTTCTGATCTGTATTATCTGCTACCCATTTGCGCATTTCTGTGAAGTTTTTATCCTTCATGAAAACAAACAATTGGTCAATTGATTCTTGTTTGAAGTTAACAAAGATGCCTTCATCAATTCTACCAGATGCAGAATAATTTTGCAATTCATTAAGAGTACGGCGAAAGTCAGGAAAGTATTTTTCGATAACCTTTGCTACAACCTTTTGCTCGTACTCGATACTTTGCTCGTCAAGGATTTTAAGTATCCGTTTGAAGAACTGCATCGCAATTTTTGCTTTTTCTGGTTTATCTATAGAAAAATCGATAAGAGAAAATCTGGAATGTAGGGGTCCAATTATGCGATCTTTGAAGTTGCATGTGAAAATAAATCCGCAATTTTTACTAAACTCTTCCGAGAAAGAGCGCAAACCCGCTTGCGCGTGTGGTGTGAGGTAATCGGCTTCATCGATTATGACATACTTACGACCGCCTGTAAAAGAAACAGATGATGCAAAGTTGGCAATTTCGTGACGAAGTGTTTCAATGCCTCCGTTCAAAGAACCGTTGATGAGGATATAGTCACAGTCGAGTTGTTTCAGCATTGCAACAGCGGCAGTCGTTTTGCCAGTCCCCGGTCCGCCCGAGAGTAATAGGTTCGGGATATTTTTATCGTCGACAAATTTCTGAAATATTTTCTTTGTTCTTTCAGGAAGAATTGTCTCTGATATTTGCTGTGGTCGATACTTTTGCGACCACAGCATTTCATCGGCAGTTGAAATCATAATATAAGGCCTTTCAAAGTGTTCAAGTTATTCTGTGTATTCTGCTTCGGTATCTTCTTCTTCTACAAGCTCTTCTTGAACATCGGGGGTTGCTGGCTGATCTTCTTGAACATCAGGGGTTGCTGGCTGATTGTTTTTGACGAATTCCGCGAGCTTTTCGCGAAGTGATCCCACAGCAAGAAGTTCATTTCCTTTGAAGGCTCCTCTTTCTGTGCATATGTCAATCAAGTTTACCATAGTTGCGAAATCATTAAGTACCATTATTCGTCGTCTCCTTTTTTATAAGTGGATTTTGATTCGATTGCGATAAAGTATGTAACCTTATCTGATTTAAACCTAGAGATGCCCTTGGAAGAAAGTTCTACTTCATATTCAAGCGGCATGATCTGGAGGTTTTCTGTTTTGATGATCAAAGAAAAAGTATCATCAGTTTCGCCAAGTTCTACGCCGAACGAGTCTGCGGAAGGATTAGCACTATCAATAGCGCGAAGATAGCAAGTTCCATTTTCGCCGACGAAAGCAATCTCTGGCAGTTGAAGCACACTGGTTGCTTTAAGTACCTTTGAAAGATTATCTGGGGAAAGTGTAACCGTCATATCCACAGAAGGCAAATTGATTTCTTTTTCTGGCGGAGTGATGATCATCGAAGGATCGGCATAAACATATTTAGTTTTGCTTTTGCCTTCAGTAATGGTAACAAATCTGTCTCCGAAATCAAGTTGAGGTGATTCGTGCATGGAACATACAGACAGAAACCGTGGAAGATTATAAATCCCTGCTTGTTGCGGGAATTCGTCTTCTACTGTAGCGATTGCCATTACTGTTTTTTGAGGGCTTATGGTTTTTACCACGTTACCTTCCTTAAAAACAATCGACTGATTAATAGCCGAAAAATTCTTAAGAATATTGACCGTATCGTTGGATAGTTGCATTCATTTCTCCTTATGCATATTATAAAATTTTGGGGGATAAGTTATTATATTACAAATTGGCCTAAATGTCAAGGCCTAAAAGCATGTTTCTTCTTTTTGTTTTTGTAAAATTTCTCGTTCGATTCGTTTGTTGGAGTTGGCGAAGTTTCGAGATTCGCAAGAGCACCCATAGAACCTCTATAAATTATAGTACCGACGTGTTGAATTTCCATCCATGGACACATATGAACTTGGATTCCTGCATTTCTAGCGTTACGGCAGAAGAAATAATCCTCAGATAGATATCTTCTGCTGACAGGATCAATCTCACAATCGAAATATGCCATAATCTCACGAGATCCATCAAAATGTTCTGTTCGGGAATGATCTGGTATATACTTCAACTCTGGATATGCTTTTTCATATTTTTCAAATGCACTGCGAGGTATAAGCATAAACCCGGTACCGCCTTCGGCAACCTCGACTGGTTCGCTCAATTTGAAAGATGTGGTGCCTTCGACTGGATTGAAAACGTAGTCAGCTGTGTAATATTGCAGATCGAAAGGATTTTCTGCCTTTCCGTTCTCGACGGCTTTCTTTACCTTTTCCCAAGCAATTGTCTTTTTAGGATAAGGACCAGTTACGATATCATATTCATCCGGTCTGGAAGTCTGCACAGCGAGTAATGTCAAGACATCTTTAGCATTAAACCCAATATCCGAATCAATGAACATTAGATGGGTGCAGTTGGATCTCATAAATGCATCTACTACATAGTTACGAGCACGCTGTACTAGACTCTCGTTAAACAGATAATAAAAGGACAATTCGATGCCATATTTTGCACACATGGCAGCCAAATCGTTCGTCGATTTAGCAAATAGACCCGCGCAATTTCCTCCATACATAGGCGTACCGCAGAAAATTGAATATTTTTTTAGTTCTTCTATAGTTACTTCTAAATTCATTTTTCACTTTCTCATATAAGTTTAAGGTCTTTCTCTGCTCTCAAAATTGCCTGTATTCTTAAAATATCCGCAAGTATGTCCCACGAACTGTCATGTTGCTTGAATTTAGCTTCCCAAGCCTCGTGGTTATTTATAGGGATGAACCCATTTATTTTAGGGAAATCTAGCTTTGCATCGATAAAAGTTCTTGTATCACGAACTTTCCAGTGCGGCAAATATTCATTTATGACATGAGTTTTATTTTGTGATTCGAAAAGACGCCATAGAATAATGGGATCGAATGCGTTTGATCTTGACCACCAATAATCAATTTTGCCTTGCTTTGACATATAAGAAATAAGTTCGCTTGTAAAGTCGCTAACAGAACGATCGGTACTCAGAGGCTTAATCATGTCTCTGACTTCTTTTGACTGTTCTTGCCAGAACTTTATAGTATCACTATAAACCTTTGAACCATACTTGTCAACCTGTTCCTTCACAGAAAACTTAAATTTCTTCATATCTTTTATTGAAAATTGAGTATATGGAGTGCTTGAAATCATCTTCTCTGTATCAAATACAAAATATGAACAGTCAATCACTGCACAATCTTGTGTCTTTGTTCCCATAGTTTCAAAATCTAAAACTAGACCGCGTTTCATGTTATAATATTCCTTCATTTTAAAGTGAGAGTAGTTCCAGTGGTATTACTATTTATAACACATTTTGGATTAGCTTCAGCAATTCGCGTCTGAATACAGTCTGCTCAGTTTCTCCCATAGGTCCTTGCGATTGGCAAAACTCAATCAACAATGGGTGGTTTTCTAATTTCAATGGGTCGGACAACGTTAGAGGGTTGTAATATTCAAACCCTATATCATCATGTTCTGCATCGAATGCTTTAAAAGTCATCTTTCATTCCTTATTTCTATCATAGCTTTCTCTCCACTCTGGGTATTCATCGCAAAGTAATGCCCAATGCAATTTCGTGTTACTGTGTGTAGCTTTTTTGTCCCATATTATCCACATATAACTTATCATCCCACCAATTTGATCATTCATCTCGACTGCTTCTAGATTAGTGCAACCGAAGTTGATCCTATCGGAAAGAAAAATAATCTCAGTAGGAGGATTATCCGTGAATATTTTATTTCTTTTCTTTCCTTCTAAGAAGGTCAGTCGAACAAACATAGCAACGTAATCATATTCGCTGACTGCCTTTTCTGTAATTTTTCTCGGAAGATCTTTATGGTATGGTGGATTAGTCACCAAGGCATCATAGGTTTCAACATTAGGCAAATTCATTACATCGACTGGTGTTTGAATAGGAACAAGTGCATCTTCATAGTGGTTCAAATCTGAACAAATAACATCATGTCCTTGGCGCATTAACTCGACAGCAATATTACCATAACCTGCGCACGGTTCTACCACCTTTTTCGGCACGTCCGAATATTTACAAAGTATGTATGTCGCGAGTGGTGGAGTTCTATAAAGATCATTCTCGTTTCTATCCGGGTCGTTTTTCTTTACGCCCGAATAGATACTTGTTAAATTTTTAGCTGTCAATCTTCTATACCGTAGTTTTCAGTAAATTCCATACCGTAGTTATCAATTTTACCGTAAGGAAGTTCTACGCCAGGTTTCAATATCAATTTGTTTTTTGCAAACCCACCGTAATCGACATGGTGATGCCAGCGATCATATTTCCAGACAAGTTTAGCAACATCTGGGTGCATATCTACTAGCATTTTCGATTTGTTAATCGTGCCGGAGGAATTCATAGAACCACCACGCCAATTAGTTTTATCTTCGACCTCGCCTTCTGCGTGATAAAATTCTGCGGTGTTACCACCCTTGAGAAGCTGCGTTCCCATTTTACCTTGGAGAAAGGCATTGAACTGTATCGTGGCATCACCGTCCTTGAGAACTCTGAGCGACAGATCAGTATCCTCGTTATAGCGACCCCTCCAACGATGTTTGCAATTATTCTGAATGAGCAATGCGGAATAAATTCGGGTATTAGCAACATACGGAGGATATTTTTGAGTATTCGCACAGAAGAAATAATACTGAGGTCCAGCGATCATGATATTTTCATATCTGTCAACAAAATCTTCCATGGCATTGAATATAGAACCTGTCATTGCACGATATCTGTGGTTTAGATGCAACCTGTAAAAGTCTTTAATGTTATCATCAAAAACCCAATGTCGTTCGGCACCCATAGATATAGAATGATCCCAGGCCCAGTTACGAGCTCGACCAGGTCCATCGCCATGGTTTGAAAACGGTGCTACGAGAAGAGTTGCATACGGATTGATTTTGAAATTTTCTAGAGCTTCGATATAATTTTGCTCATCTTGAGGTTCAATAATTATATAGTGAGGTATCTTCAATTCCGCAAAAGTTCTGGATGTAACCATACTCTCGTGCCGACCTTTTGAAATAATATACATGGGATATTTGGGAATTGAAACTTCACCGATCCATCGCTTCGCCAGATTTGCGCTCTTAGGTATTTTTGGAAAGTGCATGAATTTAGTCTTATCTGTGATGGTGTTACCCGTCAGTTCTGCAAACTTCTTGAGATCATCATCAGTTCTAATCTTTACATATACTTGCTTGTAAGAGTCACAGTGCTCTTGGATGAAGTCAGGCATCCCATGCCAATGTTTCATCCATTCTTTATCTCCGACATAAGTAGGGTCGTCTTCAAACCCAAGATGCGAAGTAACATTCTTCTTCTGTTCTGGTGTTCTTCGTTTGGGCCTGATAAGATTTATATCTATATTTTCAATACGAGTTTCGTCGCCGGAAAACAAACTGTTTTCACCCTCGAGTGGGAAGTATATGTCGTTCATCTCATATGGAATGACTTGACCAACTCGGTTACAAAATTCCAAGTGATCTTCGATGTTCCAAAGATGCACTTTCATTAATCTCACATGATCTTTGGGCTTCTCTTTTTCCATTTTCCTATCATGAAAAATTGGAGTTTCAATAGCTTCTTCTGTAAATTTATCAAGAGCTGTTCGGTATATATCATCTTTATTCTTAGTTTCGTCTAAGTAATTATCGTAACCGGAACTTTCAGGAATTAAGTCTGTCATTATGTCTTTAACCTCCACTTGTGCATTATGTAATTATATATCTTATTTATGAAAATGTCAACCGAAAAAGTCTTCGAGCGTGCCTATTTCTTCGTGATGCCAATTCACAGCTTCAAGAATACTTTTCATAGGTTTTAGAAATACCTTTTCAAACTGTACTTCATAATCTATATAATCTTCGAGTTTCAATTCCTTAGGAAGGGTTCCTGGGAATGATATAACATTCTCTCGAATCGGGTTCGGCAACTTCATATACACGAACTTTACCTTGTCACCCGACTTAATAGGTTCATAACTGCGTTCAAGATTAAAATCTTTTATTGCATTGTTATAAAGAATAGAACCTCTCACGTGTATCGGGCAACCTTTTTTATATCCTTCGCCTTCTACGAATTTACCGATGTCATCAGTACCAGATGTTTTACCGATTTGATCTGCAGTCATATCAAAGAAACTTTCCTTAAACTCTGCAATTCGCTTTTGAACTTCTTTCTCAGTTCCGCCAAGAATTGTAACAAACATTTTCTTCATTTCATCACGGCAAAGTTGAGGAGTAGAAGAACGGATTGCTTCAACACCAGTCATTGATATTTTAGGTGTTTCATAGTGAACGCCTTCGCTGCTGAGCGTGTTCATCAGATAACGCTTTTTACCTAGAAAGATAGTTCTGTTTGTAATCTTTTCCAGTTTCATTGACATTGCGTTTCTGTATGCGCCCATCATACCAGCCAATTCATTGTAACCTTTTTCGAGTTCTGGCTGGATTTTTTCTACCGCAACCTTAGAAAGGAATGCCTCTGCTTTTTTCAAATCGACATCTTTGGTTCCGAATACTGCTTCAACCAAAGGCGACATATTGACATAGTTAGAGTCAGTATCAATATATGTGATATAATCTACATCATCACTCTTCAGTACTCTATTGAGATACTTATTAATGGATTGCGCACCGTATCGAACAGAAAGTTGTCCGGAAGTTGTGATTGCTTCAGCCATTTCACTGATATAGTAAAGAAAATATCTGTTTGCAGTCGCGCCGTAAAGCGAGTTCATGGAAATTTTAATCGCCATTTGTCGATTGTGTAGCTGTACAATTAGTTTCTTTATTTTAAGCCGCTCTTTTGCATCTGTTTCATCTTCTTCAAGTTGCTCTTGGCGAAGCATTTCCTTCTTGATTTCCTTACGTTCGGCATACAATTCGGAAATAATTCCAGGGATGATGCCCAATTTCTCATTCGTAAAACAAACACCATTCGCAGCAACAGAATAACTTGGATCATCATTCTGATATCTGCCTTCGAGCACCATATCAGCATCTACTTGTATCCTGTTATCTCTCATGTATGTTTCAGGTGACATGTTATATTGCAGCATTAAGTGAGGATATAGACTGTCCAAGTCAAATGATATTGTCCAATCATGCAATCCGATTCTAGGATCTTTAACATAACCGCCAACAAGATCACCAAGGTCTCCACCGGAACCGGATTTAACAGGCGGCACCTTTTTGCTTTTCATAAGTCGTCTGAAGAGAATCGATTCCCAAATACCAACGGTACCAAATGCATCATTGTAGTTCACACCACCAGAATAAGCAACAGTCAAGACAAGAGACAGCAATGCAGATTCATCTTCCATGCGCTGAATGAGAACAGTATCTTTAAGCGAGTAGTCAAGATAGAGTTGAGGATTTTGTCTGTATAATTCCGTAAGGGAACCGTATTCCGAATAGTCAATTTTCTTCTCACCAAGAACTACATTCGCGATATGATCGAGTTTATATGACTCTTGAGGTCCGTACTTATAACCGAACTTCTTGAAAGCATCCATGTAGTCGATAATTGCTATGCCTGATATACTGAACGTAGATTGGTCACGATTAAAGATCTTTCGGGTCTTCTTCCGCGGAGCGAGACCCCAAGGAGAAAGCTGCTTAGTTTTATCTTCACCTAACAACTTGATGATGCGATTGATGATATACCAAATATCAAAATATTCCACGTTCCAACCGGTAACAATATCAGGATAATTAGATTTCCATATTTCTACGAAACGAACGAGCATACCGATTTCATCTTTGAACTTCATGAACATGATATTATCCGGATCGACGCCAGATATAGTTTTGCATTTATCATAATCTTTAACAGCAAGAAGATGATAAGTATCTGATTTTGAAGATTTTATTGATATGGAAGTAATTTCATTATCGCAGACTTCCATATCTGGAAAGCTCTCCGCCACGTCCACTTCGATGTCGAATGATAGAATATTGATGAGGCTCATATCGAATTTTGGTTCTTCTGGATATTTCTTCTGGATGAACTGAGTGACGTAGTTGACATTTCCGTAGACATCAAATCCAGTTACTTGATCATATCGTTCCACAAATTCTTTTGCGTCATTCATGTTGTCGAATTTCTTTTCCTTGACGGGACGATCGCCTATAAGCGAGGTGTATTCTGTATCATCGTCCTTCGTGGGAATGAAAAGAGAAGGCTTAAATTTTACTTTACGTGAAAACTGGAGTCCGTTTTCATAGCCTCTCCAAAGAATTGTACTGCCATAACGTTCGACGCTAGTGTAAAAATTCATTTACTCTCCTATTTGTTATTTTGATGAACGAAACATGGGTTGGTGACGATTATATGCCACCAACCACTCTGTTTAATTTGTTTGGGATTGATTAATAATATACCAATCGCGGGTCAAAGTCAACCCTATTCCGCAATAATGTGGTATCTTTTTATCAGCTCTGCCGTCTTATATCCGGATGAAACGGGATCCTCATTTCAGTAAAATTTTAAAATTATGAGTTAAAAATCACTGCCTGTAGGTTTTCATATCCTGGCGTGATGCAAACAAAGTTCCAAGAAAGAACGGAGTCGCTGTCGTCTTCCTCAATTTCTACTGCTTCAAGCGCAAAATCAACTTCTTTACCTGTATCCACGAAGAAAATGGTGAACAGTTCATCCGCTGTTTCATCACCGGCTACGCCAAGATTGATTAAAGTTCCGAGTTTGGATTTCTCCGCAGCGATCTTCATGCTGTTGCTGTAGATAAAGTTTGAAGATTGGATCAGGTTTGTCATTTGATTCATCCTTGGTTTGGTTTATAGGATATATATAATATAAAGAGCAGGTGCTGTCAACCACTTTAGTCAACGAATTTTGTTGCTTCTCTGATGCAGTCATCAATAGACATTTGATCTATGTCAGCTACTGCAATTTTTTCAAACGATCTGCTCATTTCGTGAATGAGATCAATAGCTGGTCGCAGTTCTTCGCGGCCGCTCTTCAGTGCAAGATCAAGGTATCCGACAATTTTTTTTGTTCTTTCATTCATTGCTGAAGTGGACTCCGCCTTTTCTAAAGCTAAGACACTTGCAGAAAATTTACCAAATTCAGTTACGGTAAATTCAACGTCGTTTGCATTTATAACAAATCCAGGATACGCGTTGTTCTTGGTGAAATAGTCAACGAGCGCCAAGCGCAGATCCCGTTCAACAAATGTTACTGTAGTTTTGAGGTTCATATCATTTCCTTTGGTTTATATGACATATCTAACACAAGGAGCCGATGCTGTCAACCCTATTCTTCGAGTTCGGTAAAATCTCTTACCTTTTTGAATTTCAAGACCCTGCCGAATTTCTCTCCAAATTCCTGACCTCGGTGCGAGATCACGAAAATGTTGTCCTTCGTGTGCATTTTATGCAGTATATCAATGATCACTTCCACGCCTGCAGCGTCGCTGGGGCCATCCAAAATCTCATCTAATAGCAGCAGATTGGTAGATACACTGTTTCTCAACTTCGCGAGTGCCCGCCAAGCAAACATGATAGACAGATTGATTCTCATCTTTTCGCCTTCACTGAAAGAAGCAAATGAAAATGTATCTCTAAATCTTGACTTGATGGTCTCATTGAAATTTTCATCCAGGTTAAAGTCAACAAAGAGTTCAAACTCCGCAAGATATTGGTTGATGATCTTGTTCATGATGGGCACATAAGTACGAATGATGCTCGTTTTGATACCGCCATCTTTTAACATCGTAGCGACTATTCCAAGTGTTTCTCTATTCTGATAAAGATTGGTTTGATTCTCTTCGTGTCCCTTGAGGTCTTTGATGTATTCTTCGATCTTACTTTTATCTATTGCTTCGACATCTTTCTCAGCATCGCCTAACTCGTCCTTGATTTGTTTAAGTTGGTTCATGGTCATTTTGACTGTCAGTCGATGTTCATTTGCCTTGTTGTGAAGTTTTTGGATTTCATCTTCTATCACTGAAATCTCTTCAATTCGATCTTCGATTACTTTTTTCTTAGTCGTTAGTTGTCCAACACCATCATCAATCTTTGAGTTCTTCTCAGATCGTTCATTTATTGTGGTAGCTTTAAACTCTTCTTGAATTCCTTGCTTACAAGTAGGACAGTTATCATGATCGTGGAAAAATGATATTTCCTTTTCATTCAATTTCTTTCTGGTGTCAAGATCGCGGAGCAGTTCATTTATCTTCGTAAGTGATTTCTTTTGCTTTGCTTTGTCTTCTATCTTCTCGCCGTG